ACTAGCACAAGATTTAACAACAGATAATTTAATTACTAATGGCACATTTGATGATGGTAATACAGGTTGGATTATATCAGGTGATGCACAAGTTATAGGTGATTGTTGCCCTGGTGGTAATGATTTCGAGTTCGGAGATATTGGATCTATAGAACAAGACTTTAAATTATATTCAGATACTATCACTCAACCAATGCTTAACAATGGTATCACTCTTAACAGCACAACAGAATGGCAGAATGGTGAAGGTGGTGAAGGTGGTTGGGCAGGAAATAACAGAGGAGATGCTGATAGCTTTACTGTACGCCTACAAATTAAAGATGAACTTGGTAATGTTATTGCTACCACTACACAAACTCGTACTGATACAACAGGTATCAATGGTGTTAATTACTCTGATAGTCTTACATATACAGGCATAGGTAGTAGAGTAGGTAACATATATTTGAGTGGTGAAGATGCTAATGCACCTGATAATCTTGGTGGTCCCAATGTAGATAATATATCAGTAACCATGACATATGATTCTACAGTATTATCACAAGAACAAACTCAAGCCATCACAGAAATATTTGAAGAAATAGAAGAAGTATTTGCACAAGAAGAATTTACACAAATAGAGGAACTTGTATTTGAAGAAATATTTTTTGAGCCAACGGTAATAGAAGAAACCTATGTTGAAATTATTGAAGAAATGCCAGAATTAACCATTGAAGAACAGTTTGTTGAAGAATCTATTGTTCTTGCACCTGTTATGTTAGAAGAAGAAATTATAGAAGAAACAATAGAAATAATTGAGGAACCTATCATGGAAGAATCTATTATTGAAACTGTTATTGAAACAGAGGCGATACCTGAAGAATCTGTAGAAGTTGCTGAAGAAATTTTTGAAGAAATAATTGAAATCGCAGAATTATCAACAGAAGAAATATCAAATGAAGAAATTCAAACTGAAACAGTAGAAGAAACAGAAGTAGAAAATGAAACTGAAACAACAGAATCACAAGAAGAAACCAACACAGATGTAGCAGAAGAAGAAACACCAACACAAAATGATCAAACAAATACTCAGATATCAGTAAATATACAAGATATTGCAATAAAGGTTGCAGATAAAATAAAAACAATAGATGGTCAATTGAAGGCGACACAGATGATCGTTGCCAAGGTAATGCAAAATAATGATAAAATAAGTTCATATTCAAACATCAATCAAGATATATTTATTCAACCACAGATACAAGATATTGACATTGGTACATACACCAACAATACTTATGTAGATATAAGAAATATATATCCTAATCAAACATACGAGGACAGATTATGGACATCAAGACAATAGCGACAGGTATAGGTATAGTAATTACGATTGCAGGACTTTTTGTATATCAAGGTCAATTGATAGAACGAGTTGAGGTTTTAGAATCGAAAGTTGTTGATACCAAACCTATTGAAAAAGATATAATTGCCATAAAAAAAGATATTGAACAGCTACAAAAAAAGAGCAGTAATCCATTGGCACAATAAGATGTCAGCAGATGTATCAATAGCATTTTCATTTGCCATAGCTTTTTTGATTGCAGGATTGTTTATATATTTTCGTTAATGAGCTATCATTATATTATTAATAAACAGAGGTTATCATGGCAGGACTAACAATAGTAACAGCAGAAACAGCATTTGCAGTAACATCAGCAGAGGTTAAAACACATTTACGAATTGATGGATCTGATGATGATACCCAAATTGATAATCTAATAAAAACTGCACATAACTGGGCTAAAAGATATACAAAAAGAAGTCTAACAACACAAACATTAAAATTATCTATAGATGCTGTATATGATACTGATATCCCACTGCGAGAAGGTATGTATATTGGCGTAGATCAAGATATCACAAGAAGAAGTATTTTATTACCTGAATCGCCTGTCGCATCAATAACGCATGTAAAATCTTTTGATGATTCTGATACAGAAAGCACATTTGCATCAGGTAATTATATGCTTGATAGTGCAGGCGTACCTGCTAGGTTTGTTTTAAGAAATGGCAAAAGTTATCCGACAGGTCTTAGAGTTGCAAATGCATTAGAGATTACTTATGTAGCAGGTTATGGTGCGACAACTGCAGTACCATTTGATATAAAACTTGCTTGTTTGAATTATATTGCATACCTATTTGAACATAGAGGTGATCAAGATACGCAAATCAAGGTACCAACATCAGCAACACAATTATTGCAACCATATGTTATAAGACAATTTGGTACAAATCCATATCGAGGCACTGCACATTATGGAGGCATGATTTAATGTCCCTTATTGGTGAAATGAGAAATAGAGTTATATTACAAACCCTTGGTGGATCAATAGATGCAGGAGGTGGCACAACATCTACATATTCAACAGCAACGACTGTGTGGGCTAAGGTAGAAAATTTATCAGGTAGCGAATCATTATTCGGTGATCAATTAAGAGCAACAGCTAGTTTTAGATTTACCATAAGATATTATTCTGCATTAACAGAGAAGAATCGTATATCTTATGATTCAAAAACATTTGACATACAATATATTAAAGATATAGAAGAAGGCAGAAATAAATACCAAGAAATATTGGCAACAGAAGGTGTAGCAACATAATGGGAATATCAGTACAAATAGATAGCAAGATAGATCAAAATAGAAAAAAACTTGATAAATTATTTATGCAAAATGCCGTTAGGCATGTTAATCGTGTTGCTGTTTATTTTCAAAATGAGGTAAAAAGAGGTATGCAAAGAACACCAAAAACAGGAGAGAAATATCGTAAGGGTAAAAAAATACATATCGCATCATCTGAAGGCAACCCACCTGCTATTGATACAGGAAGATTAGTCAGCAGTATATTGGTAAGTAATGCTACAGGTTTGGGAGCAGTGCCAGTAGCTAAGGTAAAAACAAATGTTGAGTATGCTTATACATTAGACAAAGGGAATTTAAATAGACCATTTATGAGTAAAAATAGCACTGCTTATCAAAAGGCAAGATTATTTTCACAAAAAATTATGAAAAATATGTTTAGGTAATATTATGGGATTTCATTCATTCGATCTACAAACAACAATATTTACTACATTATCAAACGATTCTTCATTAGATACAAAAATTGGTAATAATAAGGTATTTGATAGTGTTGCACCACAAGACACTGCATATCCATATGTTGTTATAGGTTTAGAAAATAGCAGAGAAAATAACGCAAAAGGCAGATCAGGAAGAACATACAATGTAGATATTGAGTGTTGGTCTAAATATAGGGGACAAAAAGAGATCAAGGAGATTATGGAAATATTGCACAATCTTTTTGATAATGTTAGTCTAAACGTGTCAGGTGCGACTTCGGTTATAAGCACTGTTGTTTCAACAATAACCCTTGTTGAGGGTGATGGGATAACAAGACATGGAATAATAAATATAGATTTTTTAATATTTGATTAGAGGTAATTATGGCAGTTTTAAAAGGTAAAGATTTTTTATTAAAAGAAAATTCAACAGGATCGGCAGCGACTATTGGGAGTATGAGAAGTACCTCAATGACAATCAATGGCGAAATGATTGATGTAACAAGTAAAGATAGCAACCCATTTGTATCAGGTGGTACTGCATTAGGTAGAGATATACTTGATGGCGCAGGTGTTAATTCTATGAGTATGACATGCTCTGGCATATTTGATGATACAAGCGCACTTAATAGAATGATTGGTTTTGTTAATGCAGGTACAAATCAGGCATATGTTATGCAATTCGGTGATGGTAGTAATTATTCAGGTAATTTTAAAATAACATCATTTGAAACAGGTGGTGAATATAATGCTGAACAAACATATAGCATTAGTTTAGAATCTACAGGTCAGGTAGCTTATACATCAGCATAATATGTGGATAAATAAAAACATTAAACTTGGCTCTAATGATTTAAAGTGTTCAATCAGAATCAAAGATGAAGTTATTGAGATAGAACTGCCATTCGTTGAAGATTATGAAGAATTGTTAGAGTCTAAACAGATCACAATTGATACCAAAAAGTATAATGTTATTTCAGTTGTAGATATAGCTGAAAGACATGAAAAATTATTTATTTCATGCTCACAAGAAAAGAGTAAGAAAACAGAGAGGGGGACTAATGAACAATCCAATAAGAGCAGAAAAAACAGTTAAGGTAGGCGATACCGAATATAAATCTCGTATGTCGTTAGACACCATTATGCGAATAGAAGATTCGCTAGGTACATCAATTCTAAAGGTTGGTGAAAAATTAATGTCTAGAGATATAACGCAAAGAGAATGCTTGATAATCTTAACATTATGTATCAGAGCAGGTGGCAATGATATAGAAGAAAAGCAAATAACAAAATTGATGTCGCAACAAGATTTGGTTAAAACAATAACCACAATAGGTGAATTGTTCTCATTGGCTCTACAGACCAATAATTCTGAAAATTCTGAAAAAAAAAGCTAACAGAAGAAGATCAAAAAATACCCATAGATAGATACATTGAGATTTTGGTTGGTATGTTACATATACCACCAAATCAAGTATGGGATATGTCATTAAAAGAAGTTACACTAGCGATTAAAGGTTTTAGAGAATATAATGGTGGTGATACAGATGAACCAGTCACGAGAAATGATATGGAAAAATTAAAAGAATTATATCCTGATTATTAAATATGGCAGATTTAGATAAACTTGTAGTACGAATTGAGGCAGATTTAAATGATCTTAAAAAAGGTCTAACTGATGCCGAAAGGAAAATAAAAGATTCATCAGGTAAGATGGGTAATAGCTTTAAAAAGCTAGATAAGGGATTAATCAATCTCGGATCATCAGTAGTTAAATTCGGATCAATATTCGCAGCGACATTTGGTGTACTCGCAATAAAAGATATCATTGGTGTTGGTATTGAAATTGAAACACTAAGAATAAGATTCAAAGCATTATTCGGATCTGCAGAAGAAGGCGCAAGGGCATTTGAAGAATTACTTACATTCGCAGGTAAAGTACCATTCTCACTAGATGAAATACAAGCAGGTGCAGGTGCATTAGCAGTTGTATCAGAAGATGCAGAAGAACTTGCAAAAAATTTAGAAATCACAGGTAATGTCGCGGCGATGAGTGGTTTGACATTCGTTGAGGCAGCACAACAAATTCAAAGAGCATTTGGTGCAGGAGCAGGTGCAGCCGAAATGTTAAGAGATCGTGGTGTTCTTGCCATGGTCGGTTTCGAGGCAGGTGCAACTGTAAGTGCAAGAGAAGTAAACAGAGTATTTTCAGAGTTATTCAGAAAAGGTGGCAAATTTGGAAATCTAACAGATGAATTAGCAAACACCGTTCAAGGTACACTGAGTATGATTCAGGATAGTATCTTGCAATTTAAAATAGCCATATCAAATGAATTCATGAAAGAAATTGGTAAACAATTAAACCTTCTTGATTCAAATTTAAAAGCAAATGCCAAGGAAATAGATAGAACAGGTACAGAGATTGGAAGATCATTGGGTGAAACAACAGCTACTGTTGTTCGTAATTTAGATGAAATCACAATTGCTATTGAGGCATTAACCACAGTTTTACTTGGTAGTGCATTATATAAATTTGCTAGAAATCCAGTAATCTTAGCCATATCAGTTGTGTTAGGTGTAATTATAAAAGCCATAGCACAAGCGCGTAGAGAATATAAACAGTTTCATGATGAAGTCGCCAAGAATAATATGGTACTTGAAGACTTTTTAGATATTATAAAAAATAATCCCAAAATATTTGGTGAATATGAGCTAGGTGTAAAAAAGGGAACAGAGGCAAATAATGAATTCGGCATTTCGTTAGAGGACTTAGTATCAATACTAGATGAAACCAAAAAAACCCTTGATGATGCAGGTAAGGAAATAGCAGATGTATTCGCTGATTCTATTGTTAAAGGTGAAAATTTCAAAGATGCAATGAAAAGAGTATTTCAAGATGCATTATCAGATATTATTGCCTATGCAACTCATTTATTAATCATACAACCGATTATTGAAAAAATAAAAGATTCTATTGATGGTGTGGCAGGTGCAATGAAGAAATCGAGTAAACAAACGAATACAGTTGCATTAGGTTTTACAGATCAAGGAGCATACACAGGTGCACCACCAATGGCTTATGGTGGTAATGTTTTACCAAATAGACCATATACAGTCGGTGAAAGAGGAACAGAATTATTTGTACCAAAACAAGCAGGTGATATAGTTCCAAATAATCAATTGAGTGGTGGTATAACAATTAATCAGAATTTAAATTTTTCTACAGGTGTATCGCAAACAGTGAGAGCAGAGGTAATGAATCTAATGCCTGCTATAAAAGAGGAAACAGTTAATGCAGTTGCAGAAAGTAGATCACGAGGTGGTAGTTTTGCTAGGACATTCGGTGCATAATGGCTAGTCCAACATATCCATTAACAATGCCAACTTCCCCAGGGTTCACAACTTCTGAATGGAATATTGTAAAAACTGTATCAATGACACAATCGCCATATACATATGCACAACAAGTTGCAGAATTTGAAGGATCACTTTGGACAACAGTTGTTAGTTTACCACCTATGAAAAGATCACAGGCAGGAGTTTGGCAAGCATTTTTTATGCAATTACATGGTATGAAAGGTACCTTTTTAATTGGTGATCCTGATGGTAAAACATTACTCGGATCATTAACCAATACAATTCAAGTTAATGGTGATCATTCGGTAGGTGCATTTGATGTTGTGATAGATGGGGCAAATACCAGTACAACAATATTTAAGGCAGGTGATTATGTGCAATTCGGAAGTGGGGCATCAAGTAAATTGCATATGATTGTTTCTGATGTAACATCAGACTCATCTGGGAATGCTACACTACCAATAGAGCCCCCTCTAAAGTCTAGCTTGTCAGATGATGCCTCAGTGGTTACATCATCAACAAAAGCAGTCATGAGAATGAATACTAACGAATTAGGTTGGTCTGCATCTAAGATTTCACTTTATGGAATCAGTTTTGCTTGTACTGAATCGCTATAGTCGCGTTTTCAGCATTTAGTTGATATCTCACATATAAACATATCCGAACATTATAAATACCGAAATACATCATTTAAGCGCGAAATACAGGGTATATCATCATTTTGATCAATTCATCTTCTTTATTTAATAAATATATATCTTTATCAGATATAATTGTTGATATTGTATCTCTTTCAGATATAATGGTTATATGAAAACATACAAAGAGGTAACAATGAAAGAACAAGAAATGCATAAAATGTTTGAATGTGAAAAATATGGTTGTGTTTACATATTTGAACAGGCAGGTAATGGTGGAGTTGAAACCATTTGGTGTGCACCTATGTGTATAAATGGTGAATATGATGAAACTGCTTGGACAGAAGCAGATGTGGAAACATATAAAATCACAGATCACGATTTAAAACCATATGGTCAAATATCGTATGATGATTTTTTAAAAGAACTTGAATTGGTATAATAAAATGACATATTCACATAATAAGAAATTTAAAAAGATATCAGATACAGAATTTGGTCTAAGAACACAGATTACAGATATGAATTGTGAATTAAAATCATTCTTATCTAATAATAATGTAAATTCGATTAATGAATTATCTATTGATGAAAGATCGTTATATGAATTCTTGAATAATTATTTAGATCAATTGAGAACATTATATAAATCAAAATATAACAAAGAGGTAAAACAATGAAAAAACAAATAAATTCTTTTATAAAAGACTTAGATTCAATAGAACATGTTCAACCGTGGCAGAGAACATCATTTTTTAAAGATTTGAAATCATGTCATATTGAAACAGAAGAATCAGGACAGATGTTATTGGTCTGTGATTTGTATTCAATAGATCAAAGTTTTTGTGTGAAGATGAAAGACCGAAAAGATGCTGATGGGCATATGTCATTCTTCCTTGAGGCGAAAGATATATGTAAAGAATGGAATACAAGACAAGTGAATGACAATTTACATAATTATGCAAAATTAAAAAATGGCAAAGAAACTACACAGGATATATTGGTATCGTTTGTATTTTTGGCATATGAATATAATTATGAATATTCAAAAGGCAATACCAATGCAGAAACAGATTCATTGATTTATGATTCATTCTGTAAAATGCAAGATGTATTGAATGAATATGACAATAAAAATGGAAAAGACAAAACAGTTCATTAAAGATTTACCGAGTGGGTATCTCGGCATAACTACCCATAATTAAATATTGAGGAATAACTATGAAAATAACAGATGAAAGAAAAAAAGAAATAGATAGCTATGATGATTCACACATTTACTATTTTAGAAATATCTATTCAGAAGAAGAACGGAAATATATATGTCAAACACGAGAAAACTTTAAAGTAATATTTAGGGTGTGTTGATATGTTATTATTTACAAAACCTATAGAAAAAAAATTAATTTCAAATTATAACAAGTTCAAATATAACTCTTATAATGAAAAACCTGTAGTGAGATTATTCTTGCCAACAGGTGATTGTTATTGGTTATTAACTGAATACAATCCTGATGAAGATTTGGCATTCGGTCTTGCGTATATATATTGCAAGGAAATTGGTCTTATTGATATGCGAGAGATAAGATCAGTCAGAACTAAGATGTTTAATCTACCAATGGAAAGAGATAGATATTATTCAACAGACAGAACAATTAACGAAATACTTTGGGAGGACAAAGATGAATGAAAAACAAATAACACTAATACAAAGATGTATCAAAGATTGCAAAGATAGATTGATTTTATTTGCAGGTAAAAATAAAACCTTACTAGAAAAGGGCTACAATCAAAGACAAGCTGATGATGATAGAAAAGTTATTGATCATTTTGAAAGCATGATAAAAGTAAATGTGAGTAAAAAATGAAAGCTAAATATCAATATAACTATCTGATCGTAGATGTTAAAAAACATTACAATGATAAAGTATTATCTGTGAGAGATTACATTGTTAAAAAAGGTACTCAATGCGAGGGGTTAAATATTCAATACAATGGTAAAACAGTTCTTATCGTTGATAAAGAATCTTGCACAAATGCTTTAGAACATTGTAAAAACAAACCTATTAAATCTAAATTCAATGCCACGACATATAGATTGGTAGATTTTAGATTTGATGATGAATTTACTAACGAAAATCAACAGGAGTTACTATGAAGATGATTGACAATATAATGAATGTATTTGACAAATTACCAGATACTATCAAAATGATAACGATTATATCTGCGATAGCATTATTTTGGGATTTTATTCTTTGATCTTAACATTGATTAAATCTTTTGTACCAAGCAAATTATTAATAGAATAAAATTTTAATGCCACTTGTCTTAGTTCATCTGAGTCAAGTGGTGTATTGTATAATTTTAAAAAAATATCATTTACCCCAACATCATTTAAATCTTGTTCTATTAAAGATGTAAGACCTTTTAAATTTTTTTTGAATATTTCTTCTGTCATAAAGTCTTATTTTGTTGGCGACCAACCCATGCTGATCGCCTTTATTGTGAGGAACAACCGTTAAAACCTATATTTCCTTTCTTTCTTTTCTTAAGTCTTTACCTTTTTTTATTCATTGTCAATATTTTCTTTTGGTGCTACATATGTATTTTCTTTATATGTATAGTAATCGCCATTGTCCCATATATCGTATTTCTTTTCTTCTACAGATGAAATCATATTGTGGTCGTAACGAATTGTTCCATAACAAAGTTTATCTGCATTACCTTTTCCCTGAAATTTATTTTTCTTGAAATTACCAATCTTGATATAAAAACCAAAATTTTCACTAACAAAGGCTTTACCTTCACTATCAGTACCATGAAATGTTTCATGTACTAACAATGTTTTTTTCTTCATATCTGAACCATCTTCAATCGTACCAGTATGTAATATTGCAGGTGGTTTTGGATAATCTGTATGTTTTGCATTTGTAAAAAATTTAAGCGTATCTTTTTTTTCTTCTTCAGACATTTTCTTTTACCTCGTTTATGTTTTTTTCTTCTTCATTGAATACAAATAAATCATCTGCATTTTCCATTTCTTCTGTGATCATCTGAATCACATCATTTAATTCTAGATTGGGCATACCGTTTCTGTTTGAGAATTCTAGATCATATACATTATAAGAAATACCATCACATAAAATTTCAAATTCATAAGTAAATTCATCAAGTAGAAAATCTTCTGTATCTTTTCTAAATGAAAATCCACCATTGGTAAGATTAAATTTAATTATTTGTATCTTTTTATTTCTATATTCAAACTCAATAGATTTTTGTAGATCATCTTTTGTTATTATTGTTCTTTCGTTTTCAAAAATACTCATCTTTTGTACCTCACATACAATGTTAATTTACACCAACCAAAATGACCTTTAACAATCTTTTCTAGTTTCTTGTAGTTATTAAAAGAATCTAATTGCTTTTGTTGATCATCAGTTGGCTTACCACTTATTGCCAAAAACATTGGCTCAATCATACCCTCTAACTCAGGAAAATGAGCTAGAGGTGTACCGAAACCATTATTATTGATCTTGTTTTTTAAGAGCATCTAATGGATTTGTTGGTTGTTCTTTTTTGGTGGTAATATCATTCTTTTTTGACTTATCACCTTTAACTTTAATCCAATAATTTCTTTCAGCAATTTCTCTTATGTCATCAAGACTATTGCCTTCATCATCTTTAAAGTCTTTTGTCATTTCACCAACAGCTTTCAATCTTTGCAGATAAGTCATATCTTCAAGACCATCGTTATCTTTGTCAGGTAATGACAACAGATTTTGATATAATTGTCTTTTACCATATGTCCATGCACCTTTTCTACCCTGTGATGTTGCTTTATCACATGGCATTTCACAAACCTTAGTGATCTGTGTTCCTGTTTTTACAAATGTACATGTCATTTTGATACGCAAACTACTTGGATTTTCATGCAAGATTTCGTCAAAGTCTATTAGAAATTGGTGTTTTAATAGAATTGGCTCTATCTCTTTTATTATCTGTTCAAGTGGTAAATATTGATTCTGATATTGCCCCTGTCCTTCAGGTTTCAATTCAAGTTTGGAAATTTCACCTCTTGCCTTTGCTAGATAAATATGATGTTCATGTGTAAGTCCATGGTTATTTTTGATGTATTGTTCAACTGGTGTTTCTTTAGTCATTGTCTAACACCTCATCTATTTCTTTTTTTGCCTTTTTCATAAGATCATCTTTAATACTTTTCGTGATCTTTTGTTCTGATTCAGGATCACTCGTATTAATGATTACATGGTCTTTCATGAATTGATCAACACCTCTTTCAATACCTCTTTCAATGGTTTTGATTGATTTAAGTTGATCTACCTTAGTTTCGTGTACGATTGTTTTTTTCTTGTTCATTGTAACCTCACATTACATTATGGGAATAGCTCACCTTTCCCTATCAGTATTATATCAAAATTATTGTATCTTTTATAGATATATATTCAAAAAGAGTATATAATATTCAATAATAAATTAGGGTAATTGTGTTTTCAATGGCTTGTTTTACGCAATACTCTTTAAAAGGCAGATGGTTACTTCTTCACCCTTGTTCCCATCTGCCGACTATTAAGGGACAATATATGAAATTGAAAGAATATTTACGCGACAACTCTATATCGGTCGCCAAATTCTCAAAGAAATCAGGAATAAATGCATCAACATTATCAGGATATATTTATCACCATAAAACACCAGTACCTTCAAAAATGAGAATGATATACAAACACACAGATAAGTTAGTACGCCCAGATGACTGGATTTTATGAGTTTTAAGGCAATAGGTTGGGCATTAAACAAAAATTGTAAACACCCTACTAGCAAACTGGTACTGATTCTATTAGCAAACTATTGTAATGAAGATAACGAATGTTATCCCTCACAAGAACATATCGCCAAACGAGCAGGTTGTAGTTGCAGGTGTGTTATTGATCATATAAAGAAATTAGTTGTTTTAAAGCTGATAGTTAAGATTAAAATTAGAAAAGGAAAAAAATATCACAACAGATACAGATTGATGATTCCGAAAGACTTTGGAGGTGAAAATACTTCACATAATACTAATATAATACTAAAGAATAAAAACTTTTTGGCAGGATAAAAGAATGATTAAACCAGAAGATTATCAAAAAACAGGTGAAATCATCGCTAGTGATCAAATGATGATGGAAGATATACAAAAAATATTTAACGACAATCCTGATTTTTTCATATGGTACCTTAAAAATTTCGATCACATTGGGGGGTGGTATGATGACTAATGAAAAAGTAACAGATGGTATATATACAGCTAATGATTTGTACGATTCTGTAATAGATTTATACAATGGTAAATCTCATAAACAATATTCTACTGGTTTTGAAACATTAGATAAGTATTGGAAGATTGTAAAACCTTGCTTTACAGTCATTACAGGTACACCTAATAGTGGTAAGAGTTCACTAAGTTATGATATAGCAATGAACCTAGCACGTTCTGATGATTTCAAATTTGTTATATTCAGTCCTGAACATTCTCTTGCAATGAATGTTAAAAGATTAATTGAAAAATATACAAAAAAACCATTTGACAAGATGTTTACAAATAGAATGTCAGAGGTAGAACTTGGAGAGGCATTGGTCTTTATAGATAAACATTTTTGGTTTATTGACAAGAAATCAGACAGTCCTGATATTGATTGGATTCTAGACAGAGCCTATTTTTGTTCAAAAGAATTAGGAACTGATGCATTAATCATTGATCCATATAACGAAATTAACCCAAATCGTACCATTTTACGAGAAGATGAACACATATCGGTGGTTATTTCAAAGATAAAAAGATTCAACAGAGAAACAGAGAGCATGAGTTTCTTAGTAGCACACCCTAACAAACAGATAAGAAATCCTGATGGCAAGTTTGTTGTTGATAGTTTATATTCAATCTCTGGAAGTAGTCATTTCAATAATAAAGCTGATATTGGCGTAATTGTTACAAGAGATTTTGAGAAAGGGCAAACAGATGTAAGAATTGCCAAAGTCAGAGAACTAGATCTCTATGGAAATATCGGAAGTGTAACCTTAAAATGGTCAGGCAATACAAGATCATTTCATACTGAACAAGAATTTACAAAGATTAGTAATAATAAAATTTTTAAATAAAATATTTTATGGTATATTGTATCTGTAATGAACATAGAAATAATCAAACTATCAGAAATAAAACCATACGAAAACAACCCTAGAATAAAAAGCAACATTACAAAAGTTGCAGAATCAATAAAGAAATTCGGTTTTCAACAACCAATAGTAGTAGATACACAAAATATAATCATTGTTGGTCATTCAAGATATGAGGCATCAAAGCAATTAAATCTTGAAAGAGTACCAGTTCTTATTGCAAAAGACATGTCAGCAGAAGATGTTAAGGCATACAGAATAGCTGATAATCGTACAAATCAAGATTCTGAATGGGATTTTCCCAAACTAAACAAAGAATTTGGTGATTTATTAGATGTAAATTTTGATCTAACAGACTTAGGTTTTGATGAAAAAGAGATTGAAAATATGATCACATTTAAAGGTGATGAAACCTACTTTGATTCAGATATGGCAAGAGAACATTGGAAAGAAATGCCAGATTTCATTCATGAAGATAATAAACCATATAGAACAATTTATTTACATTTTGATGATGATGAACAGGTAGAAGAATTTGCACAATTAATTAATCAGACAGTAACCGATAAAACAAAAACAGTATATTTCAATGAAAGACAACAAAGAGTTTTGAAAGATAAAGTATATGAGTAACATATTGCCACAATTTCCATTATATATACCAAGTAAAGGTAGATACGAAAAAAGATTAACAGCTGATGCCCTTGATCAACAAAAAGTACCCTACAAATTAGTTATTGAAGAACAAGAATATATTAAATATGCAAGATTCGTTGATAAATCCAAACTACTTGTCTTAGACAAAAAATACCAAGAAGAATACGACACACTTGATGATCTAGGATATCAATTATCCAAGGGACCAGGTGGTGCAAGAAACTTTATTTGGGATCATTCAATATCACAAGGTTACAAGTGGCATTGGGTAATGGACGATAACATTGGTAAATTCAAAAGATTCATACACAACAGTGAAATAGATTGTAAATCAGGTGTTATGTGGCGTGTTATGGAAGATTTCTGCTTGAGATATACGAATGTAGGAATGGCAGGACCAAATTATAATTTTTTCGTGGTAGACAATGCAGGTGCAGATTATGGACCATTCACAGTGAACACAAGAATATATAGTTGTAATTTAATAAGAAATGATATCCCATTTAGATGGAGAGGAAGATACAACGAAGATACTATATTGTCTTTAGATATGCTTAAAAAGGGTTGGTGTACCATACAATTCAATCTCTTTTTACAATGTAAGGCAAAAACATTATCAATGAAGGGTGGGAATACTGATGATCTATATGGAAAAACAAACAATAGATTAGAATTTGCTAATATGTTGCAATCTGTTCACCCTGATGTAACAGAAGTAAAAATGAAATATGGCAGATGGCATCACATGGTTAATTATAGGAAATTTAAGAAACAAAATAAGTTAATCTACAAAGAGGGATTGACATTTGGTAAAAAAACAAATAATTATGGTCTTGAATTAAAACGAAAATGAGTGTTTATTTTTACATTATAAAAAAGATATGCCAAAAGATATAAAAATAACTGATGATAAAAAAGAAGTGGTTAAGAAAGCATCAGGTATGGGACTACCACATGATCAAATATGTTCATTATTAGATATAAGCAGACCAACATTATATAAATATTATCAAGATGAACTAAGAGAAGGAAAGGCTACTGCTAATTTTCAGGTTGCAAATAATCTTTTCAAGATAGCAACAAGTCAATCTAATGGTGCAGTAACAGCAGGTATCTTTTGGTTAAAAACACAAGCAGGTTGGAAAGAACATAATGTAATTGAGGTAACAGATAGTTCACAAGAAAATGATAAATTTAGAAAGCTCATCTCAGACATTCGAGAATCTAAGCTATCGGAAGAAGATAGCAACGAATCTACTCACTGATTGGATAAAAAAGGCAAGACCAAATCAATTGGTCGTAGATAATCCTGATTATAATATCTATTTATTTTTATGTGGTCGTGGGTGGGGAAAGACACTCTGTGGTGCTTACGACATCATACAATATTGTCTATTGAATGATAATGTAACATGTGGTGTGGTCGCACCTACATATTCAGATTTAAGAAGGGTTGTATTTACTGGTGATAGTGGAATTATGAATGTTATCAACAGGGATTTGCTTGATGAATCAGGATATAACAAATCTAACAATGAAATAAACTTTTTCAATGGTTCTAAGGTAATGGGATTTCCTGCACAAGAACCTGATAGGTTAAGAGGTGTGCAATTTCATAGGGCATGGTGTGATGAATTAGCATCTTGGCGATATCCTGAATCTTTTGATAACTTGATGATGGCATTAAGATTAGGGCAAGAGCCAAAATGTATAATAACAACAACACCAAGACCAACAAAGATAATAAAAACACTAGCAAAAAGACAAGATACCAAAGTCATTAGAGGCACAACATTTGACAATGTAGACAATCTTGCAAGTTCTTCTATAGAAATGTTAAAAGAACGATATATGGGAACAAGACTAGGTAGACAAGAATTATATGCAGAAATCTTAGAAGATATAGAAGGTGCATTATTTAATATTGATTTGATTGAAAGATCAAGAGTTCAAGAAACGCCAGATTTAGAAAGAATAGTTGTCGCTATTGATCCTGCAGTAACCAATAACCCACATTCAGATGAAACAGGAATTGTTGTTGCAGGTAGAGATAGTAAAGGACATTTTTATATTCTCAATGATTCAAGCATGATAAATAATCCTGATGTATGGATAAACAAAGCTATTAGTTTGTATCATCAATATGATTGCGATAGGATAGTAGCAGAAGTAAACAATGGTGGTGATCTTATTGAAAGACTTTTACGAACTAAAGAAGAAAACATTTCTTATACAAGTGTTAGAGCAACAAGAGGTAAGGTAATCAGAGCAGAGCCAATATCAGCATTGTATGAACAAAATAAAGTTCATCATGTAGGTGTATTAAAAGAATTAGAAGAACAAATGTGTCAATTCACAGGAAATAATGTAAAATCACAACATGACGATAGAGTTGATGCACTGGTATGGGCTATAACATCATTACAAAGTTCAGGTCAGGCAATTTTTAGGATTAGTTAAATGGGAATATTTGATAAGTTTTTTGTACAAGAAAAAAAAGTTACATCAGAAACGAAACAAGCACCTAAAATTATGATCAATAAGTTGGCTGCTGAATCACAAAAAGGTCAAAGAAGATACAAAGATTATGCAAAAGAAGGTTACACAGATAATGCAATTGTTCATAGATGTATTCAGTTAATTGCAAATAGTGCCTCAGCTGTTGATTTATGCGTATATGATGATGATGTAAAGCTAGAAAACCATGAGTTAATCTCATTGCTCAAAAGACCAAACCCAACACAAAGTGGTATAGAGTTCTTTGCAAGTATGTATTCATTCCTTATGATCTCAGGCAATACCTATATCCTAAGAGATTCTGATGCATTAAAAATGCCTAATGAATTATATCTTTTAAGACCTGACAGAATAGATATTGAATCAAGTACTACAGTTATACCATCAGCATATAGATATGTGATTAATGGTGTAGAAAAAGCTAAATACTTTGTAGATCAAAACACAGGATTTTCACAAATAAAACATATAAAAATGTGGAATCCATTAGATGATTATTATGGTTGTTCGCCAATGATGGCATCAGCATACAATATTGATCAACACAATCTAGCAGGTTTACATAATGTGGCATTATTAAAAAATGGTGCAACACCAAGTGGTATGCTTAAATTCAAGCCAACAGATGAAACAGGTATGTCTACCACATTAACAGATGATCAAAGAGCAAGAATATTAGAAGATTTAGAATTTAGATTTCAAGGTAGTCATAATTCAGGCAGACCAATGTTATTAGAGGGAGATTTTGACTATACACAATTAGGTCTATCACCAAAAGATATGGATTTCTTAGAATTAGCAAATATGTCTGCAAGAGAAATAGCACTTACATTTGGTGTACCTGCACAATTGATAGGAATACCAGAGGCAAATACATATTCAAACATGGAAACAGCTAAATTATCTCTTTATGAGGAAACAATAATACCTCTTTTAAACAGAGTACAATCTGATTTAAATGAATATCTAGCACCTTTGTATGAAGGTAATATTTCAATTAGATACGATATTGATTCAATACCTGCAATGACAGAAAAAAGAAAACAAATATACGAAAATGTTGTTGGTGGTGTTCAAGCAGGTATTTTGACAAGAAATGAGGCAAGAGAACGATTAGGTCTAGAAGAAGTATCAGGTGGCGATGAATTATATATACCAAGCAATCTATTCCCAATTGGTGAGGTAAGTGCAACAAGTGAACAAGATAATGCTAAACCTGTTGATCCTGATGGTGCTCAAAAAGACTTTGATGCAATATATGGCACAAAAGAGGCAGTTGATGTTGATACATTCACAACTGAAGAAGAGGCGATTGATCGTGCTGAAGAAATAGGTTGTCAAGGAATACATAGTCATAACGAAGATGGGCAAATAGTTTATATGCCTTGCAAAACACATGAAGAATATGAACAAAGACTAAGAGATAACAAAGCCATAAGCGATTTAGATTTAACAGGTACTGATGCCATGGCAGAAGAAGCAAAACGAGGTCTTGAATGGCGAAAAGAATTTAATCGTGGTGGTACACAAGTTGGTGTAGCTAGAGCAAACCAATTGGCTAATAAAGAAAAAATGTCACCGAACACAGTTCTCAGAATGTACTCATTCTTTTCTAGACATGAAGTAGATAAACAAGCAGAAGGTTTCAACAGAGGCGAAAAAGGTTATCCGAGTGCAGGTAGAATCGCATGGGCATTATGGGGTGGTGATGCAGGTTTCTCATGGTCGAAAACAAAAAGAAATCAAATTATGAGAGAAGAAGAAAAAGAAGATGATTATGAATACATAGAAGAGGCATGTATTGATAATGATGAGGTAAGATCATACGAAGAAAAAGCACCATTAAGTGAATCTATAAAAAAGGGATTACAAGGCAAGGTAGATAAACATAACGAAAGATATGGCAACAGAAAAGGTAAAAAGGTAACTGTAAGAATGTTAGGTGCAGTATTCAGAAGAGGTGTTGGTGCATATAGAACAAATCCTACATCAGTTAGACCAAGCGTAAGAGCATCAGGTGGTGAGGATCGTTGGGCTTATGCAAGGGTAAATGCATTTCTAAGTGCAGTAAGAACAGGAAGATTCAGAAGTGGCAAATTTGATCTTGATTTGTTACCAAGTGGACACCCATTATCTTCAAAAAAATGATATACTCTGATAAAGGGGCTATATTTGAAGAAAAAAGAAAAAGAACATCTGAGCAAGGTGGCAAATTTATGTTGTATTGTATGCAGAAAAATAGGCTACAATGATACACCTGCAGAAATTCATCACATTAAAAAAGGCATGATGTCTAAAAGATCAACACATTACGAAACAATACCTTTATGCCCTTATCATCACAGAACATCAAATGAGGCATATCATCACAATTCAAAAGAATTTACTCAAAAATGGGGTACACAAGAAGAATTATTAAAAGAAACACTTATAATGATTTATGGCAAAGATAAGATTCAACAGGGCTAGAGAATACAAAGAACTTCTCAGATTGTTGCTTACACTTAGTAATGCAGTAAGAAAAGAAATAAGAGAATTATTTTATAAATACAGAGATATCACAGAAAAAGAATACCTCAAAACTCAACAGATATCTGGTGAAACATATATCAAATTCTCACAAGAACTAAAAAAGATATTTGATAAAAATACAAGAAGAATCATGGAAACCATGAGAGATCGCATTGAGAGAACTAGATTACAAAAACAAGATGACACGATTGATCAAATAATCACACAGTATGCAGCAAAATTCTCAGCAAT